GACACAAGAAGAGCTTGGAAGGTAAAAAGGCTATCGATGAATCCAATATTTATGCGAGTTCACAATGATGAAAACGTAATGTATTGGCTAGAACATGGCACAAAACGCAGATTTCCAAGAAGAACAAAGAATTTATTTATACCACAAAGACATTCAGCTTGGAAAAGAGGAGGATACAAAAAAGGAATGAAGTGGGGAAAAGACTTCGTGTTTGCAAAATCCGCTAAAGGTCTCAAACCTTTGGGCTTGATTCCAAAGCAACAAAAAGTAACTTTTAGAAGAGTAGCGAATACTTTGAAGAAAATATTACAATAAAATGCCAACAGCAGGACAACAAGAAGCACCAATAAAAATAATGCAACGCAGATTGTATTATGCAACTGGATCAGGCAGAAGGTTAGAAGGAGTTAAGTTAGTCTACGGAGAGGATGAAAGGGAAGAGTATACAAAAAACGAATTACCTTGCATTAATATGCTAGCATTCGAGGAAACTGAAGTTCCATTCGAAGGGCAACGTGCAATATCTGACGTCCTAGATGTAGTTGGAGTTGTAACTTTTGGGCTACACGTTCATCACAGAAATCTTCTCATAGATTGGGATGACACATCATCAAGAAAGTCAGCGTTCTATTATTTAGCAAGAGTCAAAGATGTGCTAGAAACTGACTATGACGGCAGCTTAGACCTACAACTCGAAGACACGCTAAAGACAGGGCTAGAAATAACATCGACAGAATTGAAAATCGAAGGAGGTGCTGCTCATCACACTTTCGAAATCGCAGTAACATACAAGCCACACCTACCCGTGCGAGGCACAAGAGCAGATACAGTAACAATTAGACACATAGGAACATCGGCATAACAAATACAACTATTCCCTCTTGACGATAGAATCGTAAGGGTTAAATTTATTACAACACAGAAAATTATGGCAGTTTTAGATCAAATACCTTTCGGCATGGATGCAGGTGCTTCCTCTTTCACTCTTACGGAGTCAGTGAGCATTACAAACAGGGCTGACAAAATAGAAACAGTAGGGCAAGATGGAGACGTAAAATCTGTCAGTTACTACAATTTTAATGGTGAATATACAGCAACAGGGCTAAAAACTACCGCACCACTAGCAGTTGGAGACCTAATCACTGCTGGAGCAACAATGGGTAGCGATTCGGCTGCTGACATAGCTGCTGGAGGTACTGGAGCAGGTGGAGTAACAGCTTCTGGAGTTGGAGCAGTGGGAGCAGCAGTAATAATAACAGAAGTGACTTTAGAAATGTCGAACGAAGATTTCCAAAGATTCACAATCAAAGGAAATTTCTACCAAGGAATCAATAGTTAATTTTAAATAAAGGAAAAAAATGGCAGTAATAAAACACGGAGCATCATCAGGAGCAGAGGGACTGAAGTTTGCAATGGACGGACTGACTGGTGAGTCAGGTGCAACAGTATGCGTAACAGGTTATTCAATTACCACAAAAACTGAAGTCAAAGAAGTAAGAGGACTAGACGGAAGCGTGGATCTAGTTGGACTGCACAGAAAAACAGATGATATAACAATCGATTTTGCTGGCGCACCATCGGCTGCACACAACATCGGTGCGACACTACCTGCTGATTACCACACATCTGGTGCTACAGCAGCTCACGTGTTGGTAGATGAGGTAACAACAAGCATCTCACCAGAATCAGTAAGAACAACAAGTATAAAAGCAACAGCTTATCATTAATAATAACAAGCCAAGACAAGTGGCTTAAAACCTTTGTCACATAACCCTGCCAATAGGGCAGATAAAACGAATGCCAAAAGAGATAAAGAAAGGTGACTCCTTTTTTCACACAAGGGACACAGGGCTGGCTGCAGCCCTTAGTGCGTTAGATTTCGAGTTTTTTGACCCTGATATTTCATGTGAAGTTCAAATCATAAAGGGCAAAAGAGTATATACTTGGATATACAAAAGCGAATCAAAGCATGGAGAAAGAGCTATTAATGTTCTAAAGGCTTGGAGGAATGCAGATAAGTTTTGCGAGGAAAACTCACAATCACCGATAGCAACTGCCATTGCGACTGCTAAAAACTACAGGCTATTTACCAAAGAATCTAAGAAAGCACCTGCAAAAATAGGCTTCGAAGTAGGTGATGCTACTTTGTGGGTTTACGAAGGATCAGAACAATACAAAAAACTTAGCAAGTCACGAAGAGCTACAAAATTATGAGCGAAGAAGAAAAGACACAAAACGAAATAGACATAGAAAAAACTGTCAGTGCCGACAAAGTTATAAATAAATACCTTTCTGGTGATGAGTTTCTAAACGATATGCTCGGGCTGGAACTGCGACCCGTAACATTATCTTCACTTGCTATGATGCAAGAGGCAGGTTGCCAAATAATTTCTGGCGTGAATGTAGACGAAATGGAAAACATGATGCTAGAAATACTGTTATTCGTTTACATACACTCAGCAGACCAAGACAATCTTACTAAAGCAATATGCAGTAGCGCAAACCCTAGAGAGGCACTCAAGATGGAAGCCTTGTCAATGGGGCTAGACATTAGCCCAAAGCAAATACCAACTTTAGTAGAAGAGATACTCAAAATATTGACTGAGGCTACCGATACCAAAGTTGACCCACTGCCAGATGAAGATGACGGGACAACCAAAAAAAAAGAAGAAGGGGAGTAATACCTCCCCCAACTGCTAGATTGTTATCAATCGTACACAAACAAACAGGGCTAGACGCTCTTCATATCTACAAAAAACTCCCACTAGTATGCATATACGCTTTTGAACACGTTTGGCTCACAAGTCAAGGAATAGACTGCGTTTGGCAAGGACAGGAAACTGAACAAGATCTACTACAGGATCTCTTAACACCTTGATATTTTAGTTCTTACCATTAATTTTATATATGGCAACGAATACTGTAGCAATCAACATCAGAGGTAATACCAAAGACATCAAAACAAAACTTGATGCCTTGCAAGCACAACTAGGTAGACTCGGAACTCAAGCAGGAACAACAAGAGGTAAGATGAGTGGGCTGGGGACTAGCTTTGGCTCAATGGTAAGCAAAGCCTCTGCGTTAACAGCAGGATTCATTGGCGTAGCATCAGCTATACGAGGAGTGGGAGGAGCCATAAGTACAATGGCTAATTTCGGATCTGAGATGTCAAAAGTGAAAGCTGTCAGCGGTGCAACTCAAGAAGAGTTTGCAGCTTTAGAATCTAAGGCAAGAGAAATGGGAGCAACAACAATGTTCTCAGCTTCCGAGGCTGCTCAAGGATTAAAGTTTTTGGCAATGGCAGGTTTCGACGCAAATGAAGCCGTAGGCGCACTGGAGCCAACTCTTAACCTCGCACAAGCATCTGCCACATCATTAGGTAGAACAGCTGACATCATGTCAAACATAATGCAAGCATTTGGCTTGGAGACGCATGAGTCAGCAAACGCAGCAGATGACCTAGCCACAATAGTCGCAAGCTCAAATACAAACCTAGAGCAACTCGGTGACGCCATGAAATACGTGGGAGCATCAGCGAAGGCAATGGGAATACCAATGGAAGATGTGGCTGCAGGAGTAGGAACTCTTTCCAACGCAGGACTGCAAGCAAGCATGGCTGGTACTGGACTTAGAATGATTTTGGTAAAGCTGAAAAGTGACACCAGTGCCACAACAGAAGCACTCGCAAGTATGGGACTTAGTTTAGAAGATGTAGACCCAGAAAAGATCGGACTACCTGCTGCAATGGAAAAACTTAAAAATGCAGGAATGGGAGCAGGAGAAGCTATGGCTATCTTCGGAGCGAGAGGTGCAGCAGCAGCTTTGAGTTTGAGCGCAGGAATGGGGACTTTCGATGAGCTAAGAGACAAGTTAGCAAACAATGCTGGTGCAGCAGGTGAAATGGCAGACATCATGGAGGACAATCTTCATGGGGCAATAATGATGGCTAAGTCAGCTTTTCAAGAGCTAGTACTATCTCAAGAAGGTTTAGGTGGTGCTGTAGGAAAAATAGTAAATGGTTTCCGAGCATACATCCAATTACTAAACGGATCTATAGATGCCAATGATCAATTTTTCGCAACGGCTCAAAAAATAAAATCAATCATAGACAAAATAATTATAGTTTTAAAAGTATTATTCGCAGCGTTTGTCTTCAAGAAAGTCATAGCTGGATTAATGCTGTTAGGCAACGCATTCATAGCACTGAAAGCCAAAATAATCCTAGCAACAAATGCTGCAGTCAGTGGAATGTTTGCTGCAACTTCAGCAACTACAGCGTTCAAGGCTGCATTGATATCTACGGGGATAGGTGCTTTGATAGTCGGATTAGGAACTCTGATAGCTTTAGCTACTACTTGGGGGGAGGAAACTGAACAACAAATAGAAAGACTAAAAGAGCAAAGAAGACAACTAGAAGCAGAAAGAGAAGAAAATCAGAAGGGATTTGAGAACATAAACAGCGAAGAAGATTACACTGCAGAACTCGAGAAAAGAAAGAAAAAGATAGAAGAGATAGAAGCCAAGCAGAAAGCCTTGCAAGGGGTAGGCATGGATGTGGACTTTGCTTTCGGATCAAGCAGTATGGGTGGCGGAGGTGTCACAGGAAGATCTACAACAGGTGTAGACAAAAACGTAAGAAGCATTGGAAGGGAGTTGGGTGTTAACTTCGATGGGACAGCTACAGAAAACATGGCTGCGAAAGCTGAAGGTTTGAAAAAGTTAACTGAACAACTGCGAAGCGCACAGCTAGACCTAGAAAATTTACAAAGCGAAGAAGTAAAAGCAAAAATAGAAAATAACAAAATAGCAAAAGCAACAGCAGATGCGAATGCAACAAACTTAACGTTAGTAAAAGGATTAGCGGAGGCATCAATAAAAAGAGAAAACACAGAAAGAAACATCGCAGATACTCTTACCGAAGAACAAAAAATCGAAAAAGACATTGCAGCAATCAAAGCTGACCAAGCCAGAAACGAAAAAGCCTTAAGCGAAAATATATTCCAATTCAAAAACGAAGCGAAAAACAAAGAGCTACAAATACAACTAGACGTAACAGCTAAACAGCTCGCAAAAGAAAAGACTAAGTTAGCGGAAGACTTGCTCACAAAGGAGAAAGAGTTAGCTGACGCAAAAAACAAGTCGCTTGAAAAAGAGAGAGCAGTAATATCAGCACAAAAAGATGCTAAGAATGCTGCAGGAATAAGATTACTTAAAGCTCAAGCTGCGGAGGTCAGTGCTAGTGGCAAGCCTACACAAGCTGCTGTAGCTGCAAAAGCAAAGTTGGCTGAAGCGGAAGATGAACAAAAGATAAAAGTCTTGATGCGAGGTTTCATGAAAGACTTCGACAAGAGTGGCAGAACCAATAAAGCTGAGTTTACGCAAAAAAGCAGAACGCTAGCTACAGATGTCGTTGAGGCAGAAAGAGCAGCGATTAATGCGCAAGAAAGAAGGAAAACTCTAAACGTAGGAGCAGGTATCGGCGGAGTATCTAGTTTGGCTGCAATCGGTGGTGGAGGTGGAGTAGGGCAAGTAGCTTCAGAAGCAGAAAGACAAGCAAGAGTACAACAAAAAATAGCTGAACACTCTGAACAGACAGCTGCCAATACAGCTAAAATAGCAGCAGCACTTACTAAAGCAGAAGATGGCGCAACAGGCGGATCAACATTTCAAGTAGTAGCATAAGATGGCAACAAAAAAAGGTAAGCAGTCACTATTCGAAGGAGTTGGAAGTACCGTAAAAATAGGTAACTTCAAAACAGACGATCCAGAAGGAGCTACAGTACAGTTCAATGATGGAGGTCCGTTTGGAGGCAGGAGATATTTCAAGCAGGGAAACAATGTTTATGGGGAGTTCAAATCTGCAACAGTAACTTTTCAAAACAATATTTCTTCAGGGCAAGCAACATACGAAAACAAGGCTGCTCAAGAAGTCGTTCACACTCTTAGAGTAACAACAACAACAGAACCGATAGACACTCATCCTAATTTTGGGACACAGATTGGAGGCAACTCAGAAAAACCATTGCACCAAGCTGAGTATGATGAAGATGGTGCTTTCAGAAAGTTTCCACTCAAGTATTTAGAAAATCAGGGTGAAATGAAACCCGATACTGCATTAAACGCCAAAGGAGATCAATTCAATTTCGGAGATCAAAATAGATTCGCAGGAGTTTCAAGTTACCTCAACGCATCAGCAATATGGACTAGAAGTTTCTCATCTGAGAACTCTCCAACGCTAGCTGGTATAGGAAGGATCAGCACCCCAAGCGGTGACGCACCTACACCAGAAGGTAGGACTTGGCTATACAGTGGGTTCTCAGCTACATTTACAAGCCCATCTTTAAACGACAGATCATCACAGCAAGTGCAAGGGAGAATCACACAGGAATGGAGACTGTCAGGCAGAAAAGGTTGGGACACAGACATATACGGAACAAGCGGTGCAGAGGGTGGAGATCCCGAAGGAAACAATGCAGGAAATTTACGTAACAACATACGGTTAAGAGGAGCCAAGCTATAAAGAAATGGCAGTACTAAACAACTACGGCAAAACAATCCACACTAAGACAGTAACGTGGGATGAAAATGGCATAGCTCAAGGAACAATAGTTTACAGAATAGGTGCATCTACTGCTGTATCAGACGCACAACAAACAAAGTCCCACCCAGACTATCATTACCTAAAAAGAACAGGAGGTAGTGTTAAGTTTTTGGAAGCAAACATGGCGGAGGTAACTCTAGACTTTTCTGGAGTTGACCCAGATGCCAATGGTCAGGTTCAGACTACAATACGTGCAACCATGACGAATGAACCTATAGACACACACCCTAAATTTACTGAGTGGTCTAAAAAGTTTGCGCCAATCTTAAATCCAGACGGGTCGTTCAAAAAATTTGATTCCAAAATAAAACAAAAAGATGCAGATGGAAACGACCAAGAAATAAACAATCCAAAAGCAGGTATCAAAGATTACTTAGACCCTTCAGTAACTTACGAACAAAGTAAAATTTTCGCTTTCGCTACTAACGCACAACTAGCAAATGAGATAAAAAACATAGGTTACATAGATTCATCTTTCTACGAAGGTGTAGGAATACCAGTACCGCCAACACCCATTGGTGATGACGGAAAGCCTAGAAACTGGCTGTTAGTTTCTGGAAGTTTCGAAGAAATCGGAGAAGGAGGAAAGGTAACAAAAATATGGAGACTATCAGGTAGAAGAAGATGGGACTCAATAATATACGACAAGAATAACGAAGCACCACCCAACCAAGTAAACTAAGATGCAAAGCTCAAGCTCAGAATACAGAGTTCCAAACATAAAATTAGGAAGAGTAAGTTCAACAAAAGAACCTGCTCTTGCTGCGTTAATAAACAAAATGGCAGAGTTGATAGAAATATCACCAATGCACAGAGAGTTTGTAGCAGGAAATGGCATAAAGGTTACAACTGACCCAACGACAACAATCATAGAAACAACTGGACCAGAATCTCGAAGGCTAAAGTTCTACCCATTCAAGTTGTTTCAGAAGAACTCAGCTAACGACCCAACACAAGTATCTGTTTATTACGGAACAATAGACGGAAACGTACCTACAATTTCTTTAGGGGGTAAAGATATTCCTTTAAACGATGACATCAGTAACACAAACCCATCTTTAGGGCTAGGAGTTCCATATCTAGAAACAGGATCAGACGCAGGAGAATACCTAGTTTACTTAGAGTATGCCCCAGAAGACCCATGCGCCACAGATGACAACCCATCCCCTGCAAGTGTACCTAAAATAAAAATAACAACAGAGCCAAAAGAAGATATAGGTGACAACAGCAGAGGGAGTGAACCTTGGCAAATGCCAAATGATACCAACACGCTAGGTCATGTAGAGATTGGCAGAGTCACAGTAGAAGATTTGAATGACGAAATGCAAATCACAAAAATACACCAGTCCGTCACGCATAGCTTGATGCACAAATCTTGTGGTGTTCGCCACTTTTTTTGGGGAGTTTAATGTCCATCAAACCGACAATCAGAAGAAACCACACCGAGCAAGGCACAAGAGTTGACCTTGAAAAAGGTTGGAAGTTATCTCCTAATGGAACAAATCTGTTTAAAGATTTCAGCGATACTGATCCTGAGAAAACAAGAGATTTCAAAAGCATGATTCATTGCTGCGACAAGCTGCCTTACATGGATCAAACTGGCGGAATTACAACTCGTGATACGTCAGGATCAAATTTCCCAATATTGCCAGAGTGCGGAGATAGGTATGAATATTTACACCCTTGTGGTTGCCCTCAAGTTTTTATATGGGAGTACAACCGAGGTGGCAGTTTGATAAATGCTTATAAGGAAGCAGAAGGACAATCAAATGAAAATGCTAACGGAACGCCAGACGAACACCCAGAGATTCAAAATGGAACCCCTCCTGCTACGGATTCAATGTTTGGAGCAAATGGAGCTGCTGGCTTTTTCAGTTTAGGCGCACAGGATGACCCACAGACTGAAACTCATTTCGGTAAGTACGCACTAAGATGCGACAATCTTCATAAAGGTTGTGATTATGTTGTTTACGTTATATTCACGATGCAGAACGATGACATAAATGGTGGTTCTTTGTTTCATGGAGGTGCAGAACTAATATCTTTCACGGCTGACAACTGCGTTCACTACATCGGAGGAGATGAAGATGGGAACCACGTGGACGGAACAAATACAGAACTAAAGAAATTCCCAAGTGCTGAAGGAAGTGCTGATAATGATGGTTATGTGAACATAAAGTCATTACACATACAGATGGCAGGAATACCAAAAGGAAGAAGCCAAACTAGCATTTCACATGACAGGAATCCTTCAAAGTGTTAAGAAGCATATTGACGAAAGGCACAATATCCGTGATCTTACAGGAAGCAGTAGTATGAAAAACTGCAAGAACATTAACAATTAAATTTAGATAATATGGAATATATAGTAGAAAACTGGGACACAATCGGAGCTATTGCATTACAGGTAGTCGGTGCTGCTGCATTGGTAGCAACATTAACTCCAAATGAAACAGACAACAAAATAGTCGACGCTCTTTCAAAAATCATCAACCTACTTGGTGCAAACTTTGGTAAAGCAAAAAATAAAGAATAGTGAAATGGGTTAAGCTAATACTCGAAGCATTAGTAAAAATATTAACTATATTCGCAAACAATGCCAAAAAAGACGAACAAGTTGCCAAAGACGCTGAGCCTGTTCCTCGTAGTTTGCGTGAGCGTTTTAACCAAAGGGTGCGTGACACCATCAAAAAAAAGTGAAGTAATTTTCGTTCCTCAAAGCAACGGCATGGTAAGACTAGCAGATGACGTGACAGGTCACGTTTATATTTATAGAGAAAAAGGCTGGGTTCGCACTGAGGGCAAAGTAAAATTACCAGAAGGCTGGTACGCAGGTAGCCTAGAAGACCAAGGATATGAGTAAAGAAGACAAAGAAGTTCAACTGCCTGCAGTAATCAAAACTCATGCAGCTTTGGACATAATATTTAAAATAGGAACTCCTATAGGTTTGCTTCTTGTCGCATGGATGGGTACGCAGTTCGCAACAAAAGGTGAAGTAGACAACTTGCAAAACAAGGTTAGCGAGATAGAGAAAGTTTTAGCGGTGATGGTCGAAACAAACAGGGTAAACGATAGGCAAGATAAAGACATACTCGATCACGAGGCAAGAATACGAAAACTAGAAAGCAAATAAAATGGCAGTAGACAACACCATATACGACATATTTGTTCAAGTAAACGCAAGTGACCCCACAACATCTTGCAAACAAGGTAGAGATACCTTGAACAGCATTCAGACAATACCATTCATATCCACTAATAAATCTACTTATAGGATTTTCATGTTGGAAGAGGATAAACAGACTGGAATAATCGAAAACAGAAACCTACAATCTGGAGAGGTAATCCAAGTAGCTGTAAGGGACGCTGCTAGTACACAAACATTTGCATCAGTAACCTCTGGAACAACAACCTCTACAATCCAATTAGGTGTTGCGGAAGCGTACAGCATTTACATAGGGGCAGACAGACAAAACCTCTCGAGTGAATATGTCGGATTTACACTCAAAATGCCTGAGGACACAGGTTGGTATCAAAAAGAAAGAAATGTTGCGTTTTGGTTTCGTACAGCAAACACCTCATTGCCACCTAATTTATCAGGATATGAAAATATTGAGGTAGTAGTCAAAGATGATGAGAATCCTGCAACAAAACTAGCAGCAGCAATCAATGGCTTAGCAAACTGCAATGGATCGCAAGTCACTAATTCATTCGGAGGTGCCAATGGATTAATAAATGTATCACCTACCATAACAGGCAGTGTAACTCGAGACCCTCTAGTTTCCAATACATCCAAAATAGGAATAGAAAGAGTCACACTCGGTAAGGATAATTACAATGGACAGAAGTTTGTGATAGACATGACAACAAACATTAGTGCCATTCAAACTGCTTTGGGTAGCAACGCAAGCATAGACGGCAAGTTTGTGATTAAGTTGGTAAACACAGGGGCTGGCAGTCACGTAAAAACTTTAGCTATACAAGATTGCAAAATTTATAGCAATCACGGTTTTTGAACAGAATAATTATACCTGCTAGACTTGAAGATACAGAGTTTACAGAAGACAAAAGGAAACTTCTTATACGGACTCTGGATCTAATACCATATTCTTACAAAAGAATAACAAGAGTAGTTACCGACAGTGAGGCTGTAGCCTCTGAGGTTGGCTTACATAGCGTTTCCGCTGCAATAACTAGGCACACACCCAAATGCACTTCGTGCGACCTCAGGAAGCAATTATGGGGACTTTGCGAAACACTGCCTGTTAACTATACAATAACAATACTTTTCCCGAACTACCCAAAACGAACATGGCGTGACGTTTTAAAAATATGGGCATACTGGCGCAAGACAAAAAACATAGAGAGCTTGCTTTGCAGAAAAAAACCAAAGACTCACCCATGGAACTGCATTGCAAACCTAGACAGCTGGAATGGCGCAGATCAATTAATCGGTTTACTTTCTGGTAAAAAGCATGACATCACAAGAGAAGAGGAGTACCCATCAGTTTGGGAGATCTCACACTTTGTTAGTATGTTTACTTGCAAATCTATACAGTCATTAAACTCAAAACTGTATAACGATAAGACAAAATTCTACCCACTCGAAAATAAAAAGGGGAATAACAAGCTCGTTGAACCCTACGATTGGAGATAAAAAAGAAAAAAAATTTAACTTTTTTTCAATACACTGTCCTGTAAAGGTTTTTTTCATTAATTAATGTATTGACATTTATTCGTTCAGCGACGATAATTCAATTACAATCAGCAACAACCACAACAATGACTGATTGCAATGCAAAACAAAACGAACCAAATGCCAACCACAGCAACACCACTAAAATATTCAAGAACAGGCGGATGCAAAAGAGCAATGCCTACAGTAGAAGACTTCGAAGTCGGAGTAGAAATCGAAGGAGCTTTCCGAAGAGATGCTTGCCCACAAAGAGGTAGCCACCGATACGGAGTTGATATGCCTTCATCATATCCAAAGTATGACCCACAAGGTTCTAATCAGCCATGGGTTCTAATGTCAGATAGTTCAATCAGGTACAGGGGACGTGCAGGAGCAGAAGTAGTTTCACCAAAAATGAAAGGTGAGAAAGCATTACAAGGAATCATCGACATGGTAACTTACCTTAAGGAGAACGATTTCAAAGTTAATGCAAGTTGCGGATTGCACATTCACGTCGGACTCAACTCAATCTGTGGACCTAACGCATCAGCAGATGACGTAGTAGCTTTCATTGCCGAGTTAAACAAATTAGTTTGGAATACACAAACTGCATTATTTGCATCAACAGGAACTCGCAGAGATAACAGTGGATGGTGCGCTCCTCTGAGAAAAGGATCAAACATGATGGATTTGATTGCAAACATCAGAGACAAAAGAAAAGGAACAAAGAATGAATCTGATTTCAGAAACATTTCCAGAAGAGCTTACAAATATGAGATCTTAAATTTATCAAGACTCAGCCACGGAATCTCAGGAAACAAAACTACGCTAGAGTTTAGATTCATGGCAGGAACTCTTAATCTTTCCAAGATCATGTTTCACCTTACATCAATATTCTTTTTGTGCCGTTTAGCTTGGCAGAACAGACACACTCAGTACAAGCCAATGGACTGGAATGAGAAGTCTTGGACAAGCAGTCAGCCAAGAGGAGAGGGAGCTAAGTGCCTCAACTTTTTAATCAAAAGAATGAACAGCCAAAATTCAGGATACTGGATGAAAGGTGACTCACCAATACTCAACGAATACTGGGAGAAGGGTCAGAGATGGGCTAAGAAAATGGCAGAGAAATTTGACACCAGATACTAATCAACTAACGGGGGGTCACTCCCCCCATCAACCACAACCACAACCACAAAAAACTATGTGTTTAGCAATATACAAACCAAGCGGTGCAAGAGTAAGCAAAAAAAGACTCAGCACTGCATTCAGAAGAAATCCTCATGGCGCAGGTTTCGCCTATGCCAAAAACGGGAAAGTAACAATCAAGAAAGGATTCTTCAGTTTCGAGGCATTCTGGAAGTCTTACAGGAGAATGAGCAAAGACAGAGCAATGCTCATACACTTCAGATGGGCTACTCATGGGGCGCATACAAAAGACAACTGCCACCCATTCAGACTAACTCCTACAACAGCAATGATTCACAACGGCACGATACATGGAGTCAAAGTTGCCAACGAGGGTAGCGATACTTCAAACTTTTGTGACAGAATGTTGCGACCATTAATGAAAACTCACCCAAAGTTTATATACACCAATCATGGCAGGAAAATACTAGGGTTAGCTATAGGTGACAGCAAGATAGTCATAATGGACGCTGACGGATCAGCAGTAATTTGCAACGAGAACAAAGGACACTGGGATAATGACTGTTGGTACAGCAACGAGTCATACAAGCCTAGAAGGAGCCATAGTAGCCTCACAAAGCCTCGCAAGCCAAAAGGCAAGGCACATAGCCAAGAAATACTCGGAAGCGTTCTGAGCGATCCTGTGACCGATTACCACGCAACAAACAGAGCGAAGGGTAGGAGTTGGATCGACGATCTTGAGGAACAAGCTGCAATGGGAAAGTAGATGGGGAGGATTACCTCCCCCATCAACAAGAACTATACTTTTCAGAAGATGAACTCGACGGCTACGAAATAATAGACGATGATATATTCAATGAGTAAACATTCCTACGACACGACATTGCAATGGTTCCAAAGGCACTCGGAGTTCGACCGAGATCACAAGGCTGTAATGTTGGCTTGCTCAGAAGAAGAATGGGAGTGGGTAAGCTACGGAAGAATATCAAGACGTAGCGGTCTTCCATCGGGAGTAGTAAGGAAAGTTTTACATCAACTAACTTTAATGAATGTTCTTTTGATGCAAATCAGCCAAGGCAAAACATATTTCGCATTGCGTGAAAGAATAGAACGAGATCAAAAAGATCAATGATAATTGGTTCGTACCAAGAGCGGTCATCCTGTGGTTGGGGTGGCTGCTCACCCTTTTACAGAAATGGAAACCTCTATAGAAAAAATAAGACAAGACAATAGAATGAAACATTTAGCAGAAGCCATACAGGATTACGGAGAAGTCATGAGGGAGCTTGGGCAAAGAGAGTCAGCACTCAATGCCGAATCAGAAACAAAACACAAAGAGGTGCTAAAGAAAGATCTAGAGAAGGTAGCATTTGAACAAGCAGCAGCCAAATCTCTTACAGAAGATGCTATTAATGATCCTACTGTTGACCCAATGGAGAACTTAGCAGAAGAAATTCTTAAGATTGAGTATCCAGATGCTAGATCTGACATCCAAGAAAATGTTCTGGCAGAAGATTCTTTTGAAGCACGAAATGAAGCTGGAGACATAGAAACAGCA